TTATATCAGGGAGAGATTGATCATCCAGCAGATGATGAAACCGAAACGTCGGAAACGTTTGTTTTGCTGGTGATAGCTTTCGAAAATCCTGAATTACTTGAGAACTTTAAAAATGATCCTGACGCGATCGCCGATTATGTTTATGACATTTTCGAGCCTTCCATCACAATCGTACATCAGCATTACATGAATGGCAATGACAATCATTTCGTTGTAGCCCATGGAGACGCCGTAGAAAACATTTTTGACGAAATCGAATGAAAAAGCCAGTAGCAGTATTATGCCAATTCGGATCACCAATAGCAGCACATTATTTGAATAACGACACTATCGATGACTACATGTCAGCCTACCTAACCCAAGGGCTGGACGGTTCGATCCTGGTTAATGTACAAATTTTCGAGAGCGACGACAGAACCGTTGAGTACAAACAGCAAGTAGTAAGCAATAGAAGTTCAGTTTTTGTTTTTATAATAACTGATCTTGACGCAGACACGATTGATAATTATATTAATGCAAAGCACGAGATATTAAAACATTTGCAGCAATCTATCAATCACGAAACGTTGGTAGTAAAAAAGCATTGGCGGCAAATGCAGGATCATTATTTTGTAATATCAATCTAAGATGTGTAACCGCAAAAAATTAGAATCGGACTTGGCAAAGCTTGCGAAACGTTACGGGGCGATGATCGATGACTTGCGGCTCGAAGTGACGGTGGAACAATACGCTTTTGATCACGACATAAGCCCGATCATAAAAACTGAATCGCCTGAAACAATTTGCACCGATCATCATTGGGGATTGGTTCCGGCATCTTGGCCCCAGCCAAAAGAAAAAATTTGGAATAGCACTTACAACGCGAAATTGGAATATCTTCATAAACGCAAGTCTTATAAAAACATTACGCACCAGCGCTGCCTGGTTCCGGCGACATCTTACTTTGAATATCATTGGAACGACCCGAAAGGAAAAACGAAAACACTTTACGAAATCTGGCATCCGGAAGCCGAAATATTTACTTTGGCCGGATTGCATTCCTCGTATGTTGACTACGACGGATCAATTTATAACTCATACACGGTATTAACTACAGAGGCAAATGACCGGATGCGGTTCGTGCATAATAAAGACGCCGCAAAAGATTATCACCGAATGCCGCTGATGCTCAATCCGGAAGATGATCGACAATGGCTTGATACAAAAATTCCTTATATGGATTTTGGCTTTCCGAATTATCAGTCGCGAATGATTGCTGAGCCAGTACAAGGTCAAGCACCGACGCCTCCGCAGCAATTATCATTGTTCTAGTGCACATAATATTAGAAAATTGTAAAATCACAATGACAATTGCCTCTGATAATTTCCTCAATAACTCTCGCTTTCCAAACAATTCCCAACTGAGCGTCGAGGGCAGAATTACTATGAATGCGACCCGAATAAATGCCAACTAAATTTTGAGAGAGGCCAATAGTCACCTTGTCATCATTTTGTTCATAGATATGTACACCTTTCTTTCTCATGACTACTGGAGAACCAGACATTCCTTGACGGGTAGCAGTGTCTATTAAAAATTTGGGTAATCCATCCAAGTCAACATCTGGTTCAGTTGCAACACTACCTCTTTTCCAAATTGGAAACAGTGCCCCGCCATAAATATTTAATGGAAAACCAATGATAAACACATCGTCGGAAACTTCCATCCTATCATTCCTTAATGGCGCTTTGTTAATTGGATTAGCCAGCCCAACAAAATCTTTTGGAAAGCTTACAGGTAAAGCTACAACATCAACCTTTTCTTTGTGGATCGGATGTACTAACCAACCTGTACGTTTTTTGTTGTCGTACAAAGGAAGTCGAAATGTTGAAAACTCGATAGGCGACAGGCTTGTAAGGAGTCCTAACTCCATGACATCTGGCGAGCCGCCATGCGACGATATCGGCTCTCGTGTAATAGCGTTACGACCGGTGACATTATGCCAGTTGGTAATAAAATATCGTTTCTCCTCAAATTCGTAAAAGAAACCAGTCGCAGTAGCCATCAAAGTATTCGTTTCACTAAAAAGCAATCTAATGGGCACGGAAGTCAGGCTTAACCAATCAGGTTTGAGATGTTGATGATCTTCCATGGTTAAAAGTTTCCACGAAGCTACAAATTATATTTCCCTTGCCTAACTGTTGATGAAAAATAAATTATTTGGACACCAAAGAAAATATTTACTTTTGTTTAATATAAAAAGCATTATGCCAGCGCCAAAAGGAAACGAATATTACAAACTTCGTACGAAGGACGGAAAGGATAAGATCTTTAAAAGTGCAGCAGCTTTAATGAAAGCCTGCAATGAATATTTCGAGTGGTGCCTTGCAAATCCATTCAAAGAGGAGCACATTATCAATAAGCCATGGATCGAGTGGATAGAGTATGAATCTGTTGACGATGCCGGACAAGTGGAAACAAAACAACGCAAAGTCACTCATCCTTACTTCATTGCGAAAACCAGCAAGATGAGGCCATTCACTTTAGAGGGCCTTTGTAACTTCATTGAAATATCTGTTGAAGGCTTGAAAGGGTACGCTAAGCGCGAAGACTATGTTGGGGTCTACACACGCGTGAGACAGATCATCGACAATCAACAATTCGAAGGGGCAGCGGCTGGATTTCTGAATCCATCGATTATTGCCCGGAAGCAAGGCCTCGGCGATACAATGCGTCATCAAGGTGATGTTGACAATCCAGTGGTGATTACCAATGACGATCCGGCCAAGGATGCAGCGCGTGAGAAACGGATCGCATTCCTGATATCGAAAGCTATCGGCAAAGAGAACGAGGAGAAAAAAAAGCAATAATATTTTTTTTACCGTCAATCAAAGAAAATATTTATTAAGCAAAGAAAATCTTTACATTTGCTTTTATGAAACTACGTCATGCGCTCTTTATCGGAATCATCGGGATGATGGCTTCGACGGCATTCGCAACTACAAGCGAACCGGCGCACAAAGCAACAACCACACAATTGTCAAAGGAAGTTTCCGCTGTCAATGTGGTAAATGTAGACTTAACAATCAACGCCTTGGACGGGCTTTATCAAATCCACCCTACAGACATGGGAACATTCAGAAAAAAACCAGTTGTCATTGAAGCAATCACTTTTGCGGAATTCATCGAGTATGGAAAAGCAAACGGTGCAAATATTGTCAATGATATGCCATGGTCGTTTGACTACAATGGTCATCCCGTATCGCATGAAACTGATGAACGATATTTAATTCCTACGCTGGAGGGTACCTTAAATTTCACACCCGAAGACATGTTAATCACCGGAGTTAATGGCGAAATATATCCTTGTAAAAAAGATATTTTCGAAAAGACCTACGAAAAGGTCGAATAATACAAAAGTCGATTCAATATATAAAAAGGCTCTGCTGTCGAGTAGAGCCTTTTTTAAAAGCGTGTTTGGTGTAATGGTAACATGCCGGTCTCCAAAACCGGTGCCAGAGGTTCGAGTCCTTTAATGCGCGCAAAATGTTCGGTTTTTGAATTATGGTCGGCTCATGGTAGGCCAAGCTACCACAGGGAAGCGTTCGGGGTTGGTGTAATCCTCGTGAAATCATAACCTGCTGTACGTGTTATCGTTCCTGCGTACGGGAAAATCTAGATCGTGTGACGTTGGCTCTTGTGAATAAATCATTCGCAATTAAATTAATAACAAGGGCCTATAAAAAACAGATGTGAGTTTGACCATAACTCGAAAACTACAAAAAACTAAACCAAACATTATGATCGAAATTAAGAATGGCCGTGTATTCGTTGACGGTAAAGAAACCACAGACGCGACATTGATCGGGTATGCGCTGCTGGATGCCGCCGAGGCCGGGCAGGAACTTGAAAACCATTTGGGTTCCGCTAAAAAGCTTCAGGCGCTTGTTGATAACGAGGTTGAATTTCAACTTCTGGAGCAGTTTGTTCAATCGAAACTGCCATTCATGCAATATTGCGATGTGCACACGGAACCACCATTTAATATAAACTGGCCAAGCTCCGGTCTGTTGATCAACCTAATTGAAATGCTCCGCGCCGGCACTTTAATTTTCAAACCAAATTACATGTTTGAAATGCAACATAAAAACGCCTTGAAAGATGAAATCAACAATTAAGAAAGCCGATATCGTATATGTCGGTCGGCAAAAAATCGTCAAGTACGGTCTTCCAATCGTAGTATTCCTGCTGATTATCGCCAACTTTTTAACGCTCAAGAAATACGAGAAGTCATTGACCGATCGCTTCGAGCTTTTCTCGCTTAAAGCCTACAACTGGATTATCAAAAAGCAAAAACCAAACCCGATATATGGAAATTGATAACGACTTCAAATTTGATGAAATACTCTACCTCAGACATGACGTTGACCAAAAGCCGAGAATGGTATTAAACATTATTATCGGCAAGCAAGGCGTAATGTACGAGGTGATCAGCGGCACCGAAGTATCAATCCATTTTGGTAGTGAATTAAGCAAAGAAAAAACAGTGTTTTAATCATGAAAAGACCAAAGTTTATACAAAATCTAATTGACAAAATATCCTATATCAGGCACGATGCTGCGCTAAAAGTAGAAGAGGTCAAGGCTGCAAAAGAAAGTGACGCTCTTCAGGATTTTATGTCTGTCGAAAATCAGAAGAAGCTTGTTGCAGAATACAATTTGATTCAGGAAAAGAAAAGTACTCTGACCCGCAGCCAGCGGAAAATGATTGAGGACAACGTTAGCTATTTAATACAAAAAGGTATTCTTCAAATCGATATATAATGGGCTTGACGGATGCAGAACTACAGGAATTGGAAGACCTTTTGCAAGAAAGGGATATTTCCATTTCCCGTAAGCGCCTCCAAGCGATTGATGAGGAAACAAATCCGAATTATGAAATCCTGTTCAATGCAATTCAAGAACAGAAATACGAATTTATTGACGGAAAGGCTGAACTTGTTTCTGGATTCCGTGGCGCTGGACTTGAAGGATCATCCAGGTCGGGTAAAACATGGGCCGGCGTTGACATTATAATTTGGCTTTGTCTTTACTACGAGCCAAACGGCTGCACGATCAACATTTACCGAGAAACTTACAACGAATTTAAAACCACTCTTTACGACGATTTCAAACGTCGCCTGGACGATTACGGTCTTCCGAACAAATTCAAGGACAACGACGAAATAAAGAGTTTCAAGATTAACAAAAGCAAGATCTACTTCATCGGCGACGGAAAGCATGGGGGTGGGTGTGATTATGCTTTTTTTAATGAGATCATGTTCATTAAAAAATCTGTTTTCGACCAGGTTAAAATGCGTTGCCGAAAATTCTGGTGGGCAGATTACAATCCATCATTTACAGAACACTGGTTTTTTGATAGCGTATTGACCAGGCCAGACGTTACTTTTTTGCGAACTACTTTCAAAGATAATAAGCACATCACTCCGCAGGAGCGGAATGAAATATTAATCACTGAGCCATGGAAGCCAGGTTCATATATTGTCAAAGATAGCGTCGTTCAATGCTACAACAAAGCCACCGGTAAAGTTGAGCCAATTTCGACCACTAACCAGCCGCCGCCGCATCCGGAAAATATCAGAAACGGTACCGCCGACGAAAGTTATTGGAGAATTTACGGTTTAGGTCTTCGCGGCGCGATGAAGGGTCTGATCTTTCCTTATGTGGACTGGATTACGGAATGGCCCGAGGGTATCGCTCCAATTTATCCAAACGATTTTGGATTTACGACTGATCCAAACACGCTAACCAGATACGGTGAAGATGAGTTTAACATCTGGATTGAGCCATTGAGTTATGAGCCGATCGAAACGCCGGAAGCGCTATCAAATCTTCTTGAAGCTCTTGGCATCGACAAAGAAACGGACATTATCCCGTGCGATTCTGCCGACAAATATACAGGTGAGAATAAAGGTACGGTTGAGATGGTGAAGGGTCTGAAAAAGCTACACTGGAAGCATGCGTACAAAATCAATAAAACCAAATCCGTGATGTTCTGGTTGACTTCCATGAAAAAGAAGAAAATTCATATCATCAAAAATCATTTGTATAAAGAGGCGCTGAAAGAACAGCAGAATTATAAAATGCGAGAGATCGGCGGCATTTCGATAAATCAGCCTTTGGACAAATTTAATCATATCTGGGATAGTGCTCGATATGGTCACATTGCTCATAACTCAAAAGTGAAAAGAACCCACAAAACTTCAAAAGAAACCTTAAAAAAAGTAAATTATTAAGACATGGAAGACTTAACCTCCCTTATAAAATCTGACCCGCAAAAGGCCATTGAGATGATCAATGCTAACGCGAAAAAGCGTGATGATATTGACAAAGTAATAAAAGAATTTTACGAGCTTGACCGATCGCAGCGTCAAACTCAAATAGGTAAAATTCAAAAAGACAAGACAATTGACGGCAAAGTTGTGAAAGCTGTACGCATCCCGATAAATTTCGCAAAGAAAATTGTACAGACATCAGTAGCATTTGAATTCGGCGAGCCGGTTACGATGATTCCAAGTTCAAAAAAGACTATCACAGAACTTATATCTAAACTTTGGAGGGTTAATCGTCTTGACGACAAAGTTTTAAAAGTCAAAGTTCTTAGGAAAAGCCAAACGCAATCGGCACTTCAATTTTATATCAAAGACTTGGAGCCGGGATCGTTTATGCAGCGAGTTCTCGCATTCTTTAAAATGGATGCTCAAAAGAAGGAAATCAAAGTAAATGTACTTGATAACAAAAATGGAACGATGGCCCCGTACTTCAATGAGTATGGAGACATGCAAGCGTTTCTTTGGTCCTTTGCAAATAAAAATGCTGAAGGAAAAGATGTCAAAAACTCATGGGTTTATGACGAGAAATTTGTCCATAAATGCAGCGATGCCACCGGCATTTTCAAACTCGATGAAAGTGTACCGCACGGCTTCTCGAAGATTCCGATCGTTTACGATTCACAAGAACAGGCTGAGTGGTATGATGTCCGTGATGCAATTGATCGTTATGAAGTTGCTATATCAAAATTAGGCGCTTCCAACGATTATTCTGGACACCCGATGTTAATCATTGAAGGTGAGGTAACAAATGCGCCTGACAAGGATGAGGACGGTAAGGCTTGGATCGTGCCTATTACTATTGATGATGAAGGAAAGGTAGTAAAGGGCGATGTTCGATTTCTTACAAATGACAATGCTCCGGAAAGCATCGAGCTGGAACTTGACAAATTGGAGGATTTGATTTCGTGGATTTCATCCACTCCAAACCTGTCGTTGAACAATATGAAGGATATCGGGTCCGATTCTAGCTTGGCTATCAAATTGATGTTCCTGGACGCGATCATCAAAGCAAAAATGAATGAAGGTGAAAACCGCACGCTCATTGAAAGAATTTTGAACGTTTTCATTTCAGGAATAACGACTACCACAAATATCAAGTTGAGTAAAGAGGCCGAAGATCTTTTCTATGATGTACAATTTAATAGCTTGCTTCCAGACGATATCAAAACGAAAATGGAAATGTTGTCTTCCGGCGTTACCGCAAAAATCATTTCGAAAAAAGCTGCTACAAGGATTCTGGACATGACGGATGATTCCGAAGCGGAGACTGCCCAAATTGCCCTTGAAACGGCATCTGAAGCAGCCTTGCCAAAAATAAAAGAAACTGAAAAAGTCGCTAATTAAGCGGCTTTTTTTTAAATATTCATAAGACTCAAAAAAACGTTAAAATATTCTTATTTAGAATGATTCTAAATAAGAAAGAATTTTTATTACATTTGCCGTAACGAATAATAATTAAATCAATTCTTTATGGCAGTTCCTACAGACAGAATTAAGGGTAGACTAAGGGCGAAATACCCAACGGCTAACCTATCTACAAAGAGGTTGGACGAATATGCGGCCAAACTCGCTCCAAAACCGGCAGATGATGCTGATGACGCGGCAATTGATGCAATCCTCGAAGAAGCCAATGGGCTTATTGATTTCGTTGGCGTTGCACGGGAAGACGATAGGGTTCGGAATCTCGAAACGCTCGCGGCAAAAGTGAAACTTGACGAACCACCTGCTCCACCAGCTCCAACAGAAGCAAAGCCTGGCGATGAGACAAACACCTTATTGCGCACATTGACTGAAGCCGTCACGAAATTGACGGGCGATGTTACGGCTTTGAAAGATGGTAAAGTTCTGGATCAGAAAAAACAAACTGCTCTGCAGGCTATCGAGAGTTCTGAAATTTTTAAGAAGCTAACACCTGAACAGCGCCAAAAATGGTCAGACAGGATCGACCTTACTTCTGAAACGTCTTTTGACGATCAAGTAAAAGCGTTCGAAACTGAACTTACGGATTTGAGGCAATCAACGGCGGACAGCGGCAACTATGCCGGTGCACCTCCAGCATCAGCTGGTGGAAAAGGCGAACCTTCAGACAAAGAATTGGATGCTATTGTTAGTAATCTTTAATTTTTAAATCCGAGAAATGGAACCAGCAAAATTTAAC